CATTTTAGTCAGGTTTAACCTGTTTTTCACAGTATTGATACCATTTTGCATGTATAATCCGCAAAACGAAGCGTTTCGCCTTTCCATAACGAACCGCATAATTTCTTAAAACGAAATGTACCTCTGGGGTACTCCCCCACCCCAAAATATTTTCGACCGGCTTACGCCGGTATTCGTATATCCAAAGAACGGAGTCCGGACACTATCCGAACCCCGTTCTTTTCGTTTTGTCGCTTCGCTCCCGCTTTGTCGCGCTTCGCATTACGCTACCTCGTCCAACGCCTTGTACGCGACCACGCTTTGCGCCTTCACGATTTGGCCGCGGAAGGCCAGGCGCGAGCCGATATCCGCAAACGAGCTCGAAGCATCGTAACTCGCATACGCACACGACACACCGCCATACGAGCTCGCATAGCTGTACCCGCGATAGACCACACGGACAGATGCCGAACTGAACCAGTACTTGTCAGAATAGTAGGTGGTGGACGAGCCATTCATGGCTCCAACAGGTATCACGGCCATCAGCTTGCCATGTGCCACAGTGGTTATCCAGTAGTCGCTGTTGGTCATACCTTTTATCATAAGGGCTGTACCGTCAGGTAGCCAGATACGCCACTTGCCGACGTTACCGCTCGTGTTCGGCAAGTCCACACCGTCCATCATGTCGTACTTGTTTCCGTAGATGTCCTCGTAACCTATGCAGCAGATGTTGTTCACCTGAGTCACCTTTGTGGCTCCGTACTCGTCTTTCTCTATATACCAGGCATACAGGTGCACGCCTGCATCGGAGGTGTTGTTTGTCACATTCGGGTTGATTCCGCTTGCCTCCTCAAAGCCAATGGTGTCCTGCATACCTCTTGACGCTGTACCGCCGGTTGTTCTCATATAGGAATGCTGGCCGGCGCCGCACTGTTCCTGCATATTCCTGCGCCCATACTTGGCATAGCTCAAGTTGGCAATACGGAAGTGCATCAGCGCGTCTATCTGCTGCATGCCTCGCTGCACGCTGTAATAGTGGAAGTCCGTCCATGACATACTGCCGGTGGTGCTGTTGCCTGTTATGGCAGAGCGCAACTTGCTGCCGACTACCGAGCTGCCCACAACGGCGCACAAGTGCTCGTCATTGGCGAACCACTCCGGCTCCATGTCCTCTATCTTCTCACTGTTGGAGAGGACTACCTTATCGAACTCTGCCGTGTTCAAAATGGAGAAATACAATGCTGTCGCACCTTCCGGAACATCTGATATAAGATACATACCGGCCTCGAAACGGCTGCCCAGAGTCGGAACCACGATGTCTTTCACCACATTACCGCTTGCATCAGCAAATATTGAGCCTACGAGATTGGTTCCTGGCACACTCGGCCAGCGTACTTTCTTGTAACCGCTGACATCGACCATACATACGGAATAGGTGCTGTCTGTGCTGTAGGAGTTCTTGATGGTGTCCTTGCCGCTCATTATCTTCTTTCCGCTGGTATAACCGCCTTGACGTGCCTTGATGTCCGCAAGCGTAAGCACGTCCACGTTCGGCACCGTCGGCATGTGGTCCTTGTCCCTTGAACTGTAGCAGCTGTAGTTCTTGCCGTTCAGGAAGTCGTTGATGCCCTTGCTCCAGAAGAATGGCTCATACATCATCCAGTCGCCCTCCGTGCCGTCCAGCTTTGCAACCGTGCCATCATAATACTTGTTGCTGTCCGTGTCTGCAAGTGGGCAATATGTCATCTCACCGTCAAGGTTGTTCACCACGGTATCCACATTGGCGATGTTCACATTTCTTGTCGTAGCCTTCTTTGTCACCTTCGCCAGCACACGGTGGCGGTTCTTGAAGATTGCCTCTATGTGCCCGCTCGGCTTGTAGTCGTTGCCGTACTTGTAGCCCGTTCCGTTGTCAAGATTGGAGATATTCGCATCGTCTGCCACACTCTCGTCGCTCTCCAGCATGGTGTATTCGGGCTGTACAATGTTCAGTTCGGGGAAGTGCCGCTGCAGTGCATCGTACTCTTCATCGGCCTTGTATTGCGTCAGTCGGTATGTGCCCACCAGTCGGCAGGTATCCACGTTGCCACCGTTCTCGTCCACGCCGCCAATCGCCATCAGCGAGGTCAGTAGGCTGCCGTCGCCCTCCATGTCGATACCAGTCACGCGCAGATACTTTACATTGGTACATCTTGCATACAATGTCTGCCAGTCTATGCCGGGACAATTATCCACCACAAAGCGTGTGATATTGCCCGTGCCCTCTAATGTCAGGCCACTTGTCCTCAGTTTGCCCAAATAGCGCAACTCCAGCGTCTGCAATGTCGCAGGCAGCGTCACGCTCGTCAGCGGTGCGCCCTGTGCGAAGTTCACGCCTGTCAGTGCCGTCCGGCCAGCTTTCAGTGTCTCCAACTTCGTGTTGTCACTCAGGTCTATGCCTGTAAAGGCTGTGGACTTCAGACCGGTCATGCTCAATGTCCGCAAGTTCCGACAACCGTTTACCAACAGGGCGTTCAGCGTTGTCTGTGCCTGGGCACAGCTCACGTCCAGCGTCCTCAGTGCCGTGCAGTTGTTCAGGTTCAGCGTCTGCAGTATAGCGTGGCTCACGTCCGTCAGGTCAAGCCCCATGATGCGGCTTGCGCCGTAGATGTACTGCGGGTCGTTCACAATGAGATCTGTATCCAATGTCAGGTTTACCGTGCTACCCGTGTCCTCGGCCAGCACCGCACTTTGGTGAGGCGTTCCGCTTGTGTAGCCGTATCCGAAGTAGTAACGCTCGCTTGCCGTGATTCTTATTTTGCGGTTATCCGAGCCAAATTTGTAGCCGAAGTAGGCCGCAAAGCTGTCCTTTCTGTATGTGCCGCACACATACTGACTGTCAAGCAGGGCGAAGCGGTTCTGAATGGTGAAGGTGCGGTGGGCGTACCGGCTGCCCTGCAACGCGTACAGGTAGTCGTAGTAATTGGTCGTTCCGTCAGCACTCGTCACGCCATCCGTGAGCGGTTTGATATACTTATAGATACCGTCCTTGTTGTAGATGCGCTCGCACCAGTTGCCCATCTGCTTCTCGTTGAACACTTTCAGCACATATTCCAACGACATGGTAGAGCGCAGCTTGTCGGCCACCTCGCGCAACTTGTCGGGGCAGCCTCTCACCAGCTCCCACAATACCGAGTCATGCCCTGCAAAGGCATACGAGCCGATGCTCTCGTCCATCGTCTCCCACGTTATCGTGTAGTCGTACTTCAGCACCGAGTCATTCCGCTCGCCGAAGATGGTATCCATGTCGTAGGGAATGAAGTACCATATCTTGCCGTCCCATGTCACGAGCATCATGTTCTTCGCGCGGTTATCGACAGCCATCAGGTAGTCGGTTATCAGATACCATGCAAAGGGCGAGTCGTTGCCGAAATAGCCCTCATATTCGTTCAAGAACTTTGTCGGGTTGCCCTTGCACGAATAAATCCATTCCCAAAGGCGTTTCACAGCTGCCTTGTCGTCCTCGTGCGCCGTCGCCCATGTGTCATCGGCCTTGAAACGGAACTCCAGTGCGTCGTCAAACGAGTCCATGTTGCTCGTACCGAACAGACACAGTGCCTCAGAGTTGTTCAGAAACTCCAGACAGATGCACTTGTTGCGTTCACCATTGAGTGTTGCTTCGTCATTGAAACCCTCGATACCCTCAAAGCCGTAGATGATGCCGCTGCCGCTCTTCTCGTTCAGGAAGTTGTACTTGCCTAAGTACACGTTCTCACCTGTCCCGTCGTTGTCATAGAACAGGTCCATAGGGAAACCGTCCACGCCGATTCTCACGTCGTAGTTGCCTTTGTATGCCGCCTGTGGCGGAGTCAGCCAGCCGCATTTCTTCCAAATATCGTTCACGATGCGCACACCGCCAGGGTTGTGCGTTGAGGACGAGTCCGAGAAGTCGGCTTTCAGACAGAAAATGTCAATGGGACGTGCCCCCGGCTTGAACGAATACTTGAAGTCAGGGACCTCCACTCCGTTCACATACAACTTCGTGCCGTACTTGCTCTCTCTTGAGAAGTATATGCGGTAGTTCTTTCTCGGGTAGGTCGTCGATGATGTTCCCTGTATGCGCAGACCGCACTGGTAGATGATGAAGTCATACTCCTTGCCGTAGGCCGAATAGAAGTATATATCGACCGGCACCTCGAACTTCTTGTTGTTCGTCTGGTTCACTAAGTTAACGTCGCCCACGATGCGCATCACGCTCTTGCCCATCGCCCTCAGCTTGTCTATATCGACATCAGTGCCCTCGTCGTCCATCACCTGGTTCTTCTCGAACAGAAACACCATCTCATCGCTCGTCGGGCGGTCCACCATGTAGTTGGCAAGTTCCTCGTCATCGCCCAATGCACGGTTGTATATGCGCAGGTTCCTTACCTCCACGTCCGCGCTCTCACTCGTTATCCTGATGTTGGCCGGCTCGTCCTGCAGAAGGCTGTCTGTCGGGGCGTACTGCTTTGCACCGCTCAATATGCCGTTCACATACAGTTCCATCAGCCGGTTGCCCTTCTTCTCCTGGACCACGAAGGCTATCTTCAGTGTCATGCCGCTCGCGAACTTCGTGCCCATTTCCGAGCCTGCGCCCGTGCGCATCAGCGCCTCCTGCGTGGTCAGTCTGAAACCGACATTGCCGGCCATACAGTCCACCACCGTGCCCTTGCGGTCGGTCACATTGGTGCAGGTCAGTTCCATCTCGTAAGTCGCACCAGTGGTCGTAGCATCGTTGCCGAATGGTTTGCAGCCTATCTCGATGTTCGCGCCGTTCGTCAGTTTCAGCGCGTCACCCGTCCAGCCGTTGCTCTGCCAGTCAAAGCCTTCAAACGCCGTTTGAACGTCGTTATAACGCCATTCCGCAGGACTGCTCTCCGCATTGCTCCTGCCCGCTGCCGTCAGCTTCAGCACCAGTCCCGATGTCGCCTCGCCAAGGTCGATGCCGCTCTCCGTCACGTTCACATTGAACTTGTATTCGGTCGTGCCGCACTTCAGCACCATCGCAACCGCGCCTTTCTCCAGGAAACGGTTCGTGTAGGTCTGCACCGTTCTCGGCACGCTCACCGTTTGTGTCCTTATGCCGTCCCTCCACACGCTCATGCTTGCAGGGGTCGCTGTCGGGTCATACGCCACGAAGTCGAACAACACCTGCTCATACTGGCCTGTGTCAATAGTCGGGGTGAGATGGTCTGCCGTAAAGACGCGCCCGTCCTTGAAGGTTATCTTGGTTCCTATATATGGAGCGCTGCTGCCGGTCTTCAATATATCGAAATAGATGCTCTCGCTCTTCAGTGTCAGTTCCTCGCTTGCCTTCATCTCGGCCACCATCTGCACGGTATGCCTGCCGACAGCAAGCCCGGACATGGAGAGCGTAAAACTACCGTTGGTCGTACCGCTCCTCGTGACAGAAACGGAATCTTTCTGTATGCCGTCCACATAGAGGGTGACGGTCTTTGTACCGCTTCCGCTTACGGCATAGGGTATGCCCACATTCTCGCTCACGCCATAACCACCCTTTGCAATGCACTCGGCAATATTGAAACCGCTTGTCAGTGCAAGCGTCACCGCCTTCACGCTTACATAGCTCTGCTTGGTCTGCGTCTTGCCTGTGGTCGGATCGGTGGTGGTGGCCTTCACATAGATGTCAGTCGTGCCCAAAAGGAGGTATTTCGTCAGGTCCAGCGTATAGGTGCCCTTGCTCACGTCCTGCTGCGTATCGGAATACATCAGCGTCGCGCCGCGTTTCATCTGTATCACCACCGTGGCTTTCTGCCCCGTCGATGTCCCCTTCTCGTCACCGCTGCTGTACTGGTGGTCGTAGAACCATGTGAGTGTGGCCTTGTCGCCTTCCTTGATGACGGACTTGTCTGTTTCTGCCGTCAACACGATTTTGGTGGTGGAGGTTTCTCCGCCACCGCCGCCTTTTCCTGCCGGTATGTCCAGACCTACGACCTCCGCACCACTCTTGTTGGTCAGCGTCACACGCACGGTGCTCTCGTCATCGCTCAGTTCGGCACTGCCGCCGAATATGGTGTTGGCTTCGACCTCTGCAAGTTTGGCGGCCACGGCCGCGTTCTGCACCGGATTGGTGGAGTTCGTGTTCAGGCTCTCGTCCACCTCTGTCTCGTTGATGGTGAGGTTCACGTTGCCCGCGCTGTCAAGCGTCTGTTTCTTTCCGTTTACAGAAATGCTCTTCACGTTGCCCGCACCGCCGAAGTCCTCCCAGCTCGCCACCTGTTCCCAACTGTCAAGGCTCGTGCCGATGAACTGTTTGGTCTCCCACTTGCCCTGTGCCGTCTCGTAGGTGATGCAGCGTCCCTTGGCACGTTTCTTCTCCTCCACGGCAACAATGGCGGTCGCCAATGTGTAGTAACCACTCTCAAGCGGGATTTCCTCTGTCACGTTGCAGGTGTTTCCGCCACTGCCGCCTGTGGCATATTCCTGCCATTTCTCCGCATCATGGAGGTCGTTGTCGGGGTCACCGGTGAACTGCCAGGACTCCCAGCCGTCCGCACTTCTGAATATCATCACGCAGCCAGTGGTGAACACATTCTCCCCACCGGTGCTCTCGTTGCCGGCAATGGTCTCCAACGCTTCAGACCAGTCACTGAATATGCGGTCGGCATCACCGATAAGGCTGTTCACCAGCACCACCGGGTGGGTGTTGGCCGCTGCGATGGCATCATTCAGCTTTGCCGTGGCCGCATCGGCAAGCATGGCCGAATTGTTGGCCGTGAGTGCCGCGCCGGAAGCCACATCTGCCGCGTCTTTGGCCTGCTGTGCCGCAGTTCCGGCCGCTCTCGATGATGCGTCCGCTGTGGCGGCGGCTGCGTTTGCTCTCTTGGCCGCGTCTTCCGCAGGTTTCGCAAGCAGGGACACAGGCACACGGACAACCTTCTCACCCTGCATGGCCGGGAGTGAGTTCACGCTGTCAAGTGAGGTGGCGGTTTCCAGTTCGTCCACGCTCTGACTGTCTGTCTTTATCTGGTTCAGGACTTCCTGAACGACGGTCTTCTTCTCCTCGTCTGTCATATCATTCGTTGTTAGGGTTATTATCCAACTGCTCGTTCAGTCCGTCTATGAAGCCGGGAACGCAAAGACGCTCGGCGACGACGCGCACAAGTTTCACCTCGTCATCGGTGTAGTCCGCCTCCCCCTCACTCTCGTATATCTTCAGGGCGAGGGCGTGCGCCTTGATGCCGTTCACGTTGTTGTATATCATGTCCGCAAAGGTCTCGCGAACGTCCATCGGCCGCGCCTCCTTGTGGCTGACCGACAGGTAAACATTGAAATGCTGAAAGTCTATCCTTCTCATCGTATATCTGTTTTTAGCTTGAATGATTCAATATCTGGTAGCGGAAGCCGTCCACCTTGCTGATGAGCACTGTCACACTGTCCCCTTCTGCCATCCTGTAATTCGTGAGGTTCTCATTGTGGTCGTAGATGCCGTCCAACGTTATAGGTAACGACCCGGCTCGTACACGGAATGTCACAATTGTGGCAAAATCCTCGGGCAATTCACTCAGTCCGAACTTCTCAGCGACTGAGGACTCGCTTGGAAGCGTAACCTCCACCCCGGAGGATTTGTCTTTTTTGAAATACATCAGTATGATGTTCGCTTGAGAGAAATCTATCGTATATGTACTGCTGTTCGGGTCAAATGTCAGTATCTTGGCCTTGGTATTCACAAAGGAGGGGGCCATCAATGCTGCATTGGACCAGATACCGTAGTTCTTTGTTCCGCCTGAAACATGAATGAACAGACCATAATTCGCCTGGTCAAATCCATAGTTCCCGTATGTGTTCGGATGCTCGTTCACAATACGCCCGGTGGCGGTAAATGCACCGCCTGCAGTTCCAGGTATCACATCATTTCCGAACATCACATAACCGCTGTTCCCACCCACACGGAAGAAGTTTCTGTATATAGCAAGGGAACCGCCATCTCCGCTCTGCGTGGCTTCTGCGCCTATGCGTCCATTACCAATGGTAAAGCCACCTATAGTGCCCTTGTAAGATTCTATTTCGCCAATAAACTTGCCATTCTTTGCTTCGATGCTGCCATCTTCCAATATTTTGAAATTCTCATTGGCGGTCACAAGTCCCTCCAACTGTATGTTGGCGGCCTTTATCTTCACGCCGTCCTGACCCGCTCCGACAAATGATTTCAGATTACCGTCCCCGTCGATGGCGTACAGACCCGACACCTTGGAAGTGGTGATAAGCCCTGTCTCCTCCAGCATGTTCTCGTCCTTGTCGAACACGGCAGCAGAGATTTTCACAAGACGCTCGCTCTGCTCGAACAACGTGCGGTAGCGGTGCGTCAGCGCCTCGTACTTGTCGGTGCTGAGCACCAGCATATACATGTAGATGTCACCGTCAAACTCCAGACGGAAGTCGCCCGTTCCGTTCCACAGGCCGTTTCCGGTATATTGCACATAGCCTTCGGTCTCCGCAATCTCCTCGCTTATCTCCATGCTGTTGAAGTTGGCGAAGCCTGTCTTGTCCACATTCTCGAAGCGGACCTTCAGCGTGCCGACCTTGGCACAGCGGTAGAAGAATGTCAGATACACAGGCAGGGCCTCTTTCTGCCCCTCGTCATTGGTCGGGAACGTGGGCACATAGCGCAGGTTCCCGTGTTTCTGCAGTATGTACTTGTTGCGTATGCGCACCACCGTGCGCCCCATGTCCGTGACCACGCTTGCGCCGTCGCCTTTTTTGGAGAGCACGTTGCCGTTGGCCCATATCCACTTGTTGCCGACAAGGAAGAACACGGTCTCGTTCTCGGAGTTCCATTTCTCCAGCCCCGATGTGAACGTGGGGTTGTTCAGGTAGCCTTTCTCGCTCAGGAAGTCGTTCCGCACGCTGTCTATCGCGCTCTGCACCTTCCCCTCCGTTATCTCCAGCTTGGTCTTGATGTCCTCGCCGGTGGAAAGCAGGAACGTGCCGCGCAGATACACGTTGTCGGCATACAGGCCGTTGCCCTTCGGCTGGTTATCCAGTGGAAAGCGGTCGTCCTTGATGTCGTTAAGGTTGCCGAGCCTTGCACGCAGGGCGTGGTCAAAGTTCTTGGCGTTCACTCCGTCCAGCACGTCCACTCTCGGGTGGCCGTCCTCCGAGGCGGAGATGAGGACGAGGTTCTGGCGGTTCGCCGTCTCGGTGTTGCCCATAAGCACACACTCGTCGCCCTCTTCGGGCTGTGCGGTCTCAAACTCGGATTTCTCCACAAGTATGCCACCATTCGCGATGCCGGCCACTTCCACCCAGTAGGCTTTCTGCGACGTGCCGGTGAACACCTGGTAGCGCATCAGGTCGTGCGCCACGAAGGTGTTCTCCTGCTCGAAGGTGATGTGCCAGTAGTCGCCCTGCTCCCGCACCGTCTTTATCTTGCCGTTGGCCGCGCTGACGCAAATCTGTCCGCCCACGCTGCGCACCTTGTTTATCAGCAGTTCAAAGACATTCATCACGCGCCTCACGGTTATCTTGTCAACTATCAGGTGCGACAGCAGGTCCTCGTCAAGGCCGATTTGCCAGCCGTTGCCTGTCATGCCACTGCCGCCATAGTTGACGCTGCGCAACAGTTCGCGCACCACAAGGGTGAGCAATTCGGCATTGCCCTTGCCATCGATGCGCCCATTCTCTTCCAGTCCGATACCGATGCCTTCCTCGAAAGTGATTTTCTTCTTCGCACGGTCGTTGCGTTTCTTGCTGATGAACTCCTGCTGGCTCCGTCTTGCGGAGAAAATGTTGTTGTCGGTCGGCTGCGTGTCGTCCCACGAGCGTATGATGTCGGGCAGGGCCACGCCCTCTGTCCTGGACTTAGTATAGTTCTTCAGCTCTCCGATGCTGTCGTTCACCTTGTCAAGCGCGCCTGTCTGCAGGGCGTCGCTGATTTCAAGGTCCATCTGGCTTGGCAGGTTCGCCTTGCGCGTTATCTTGGTGATACGGCTCTGCCGGTAGCCGTTCTCCGGGAAATACTTGTCGCTCACAAGCCGGACACGCCTGCCGACATGGAGCACGGCATTGTTCTCCTCCACCCACACATGGTCGGTCGGAGCCTTATAGACGCTGATGTCCTTCCAGTGCTCGGCATTGTACTTCTCCACCGCATTCAGGAACTCCTCCTCCGCTATCGGGTAGTACTCGTCGGGCATGCGCACGTTCCACAGGATATAGTGGTCGCCCACTTTGGGCACGAGCTTTCCTCCGGGCAGCTGGGTGTCGTCGTCATACGGCCAGATGGTGATTATCTCGAACTCGCGTGTCTTGCTGTCGAAGTTCACCTCGAAATAGTGGTCGTCATCGGTACCGAGCCCGGCAAGCTCACCGTCCTGGAACGAGACGCGCTTGGTCTCGCCTGCCAGTTCATAGTCGTTGGGATCGAAGTTCAGCGTGTCGTCCCTGAAGTAGTAGATAGTGAACGCGTTGCCGTCATCGTCCTTGACATTCTCGCTGCGCACACTGCTCACCTCACCGGTGCGTCTTGGATAGATGCCGCTGAACGCGTCTTTCTCGTAGTGGTCATAGATGCCGTACTCGTCGGTGTGCAGTTCCACATACTGGCGGCCGCCGGGCAGCATCAGACGGCTGTGGCCGTATTTCTCCGCATCGATGTTGCGGGTGCTGCCTATCGGGAACAGGCGCGTGTAGAACTTGTTGGTGTTGTCAGTGTCACGCTCCAGGCTCGTCAGTCCGTTGCCGTACCCCAATATTATTTCCTCGCCGTGCTCGCATCTGCAGATGTTCACGGTCTGCCCTTCCACCCACCACTCGGCACTGCCGCCCACTTTCTCGGCTATCTCCTTCAGCGCCTCGTCGCAGTACTTGCCCTCGTAGTCGATGACAATGAGGTCGGTGCCGTCCACCTGCCCCACCTTCCAGTCGGTGGTGTGCCCCATGCCGTTGTTGATGCACTTTACCACCATCGCCACATGCTCTCTCGGAGTGGCGGTGAGGGTGAACACGGGCTCGGCATTGTTGTCTGTGGTCTCCAGCACGAGGAAACGCTTTATCAGGCTCTCGATGCCGTAAAATTTCACGTCATACGACCACTCGCCATCGCTCTTCTGGGCAGGGGCGTATTTCTCGGTGAGCCAGTAGCGCTCGCCCTCAAAGTCCACATAGTCGTTCACATCGAGGGGTATGTGCTCGTAATGGGTGAAGGAGAGCGTCAGCACGTTGTCGCCCTGAACCTCCTTCTGCTGGGTGCTGCCGTCACCGGGCGAGATGTCCGTCCGGGCGGTGCCGTATTTGTCGTATATCGTCAGAACCATATAGGAATGCTGTTTGAATGTCATTAGATGATGGGGACAGGCTCGCGGAACTTCACCTTGAACTTGCCGGCGTTCACACCCTCCTTCCACAGGTAGGTGAGCGGTGTGAACTTGGGGCTCTCGCTGTATTTCACATGCAGGGTAAGGTCAAGCTGCGTGAATACGATGTCCAGCCAGCCGCCCTTGCCCTGTTTCAGGAAATTGATGAACGAGAAGTATTTCCGCAGCCAACCCGCCTGTGTCTTGTCATACAGGGCGAAGTTGAGCGTGATGTCCCTCGGCTCGTTTCTCGGTGTAAGTGTGGCGGAGTATTTCTCGCCCTGCTCCTCGCGTATGCTCACGGCGGTATCCTTCTTCGTCTTGCTCGGGGTGAGTATGGCGGTGAGGTTATCCATTCCGCCTCGTTTGTCCTCTACGAGGAACACGCCGTATTCTTTCCAGATGTCGGTGCCGTTCACCAGCACCAGCCCTCCAAGTATCTTGTCCATGTCATTTTACTTTTAGTCCGTCCCTTACTATTTTTCTGATGTCCTCCTTTATCTCGCCAAGATGCCCCGCGCTCGTGCCGGTGTTCTCGGCAATCCGGGCAAGGTGGCTCTCGGCAAGGTTCATGCGGTCGGCCACGGTCTCCAGACGCTCGTCCATGCTTGACCAGTGCTGCAGTCCGCTGGTGAACATGCCCTCCAGTTTCGTGCCCTGGTCCTGCGTCATGGCGGTAAAGCCTCCGGACTTCGCGCTCTGGCTGGTACCGCCCGTGTCCTCGTAGCCGGTGACCTTCGCCCACTCGTCCCTGCGTTTCAGCCCTTCCGCCACTATCTCGTCATAGCGGCGGTTGAAGTCCTCGATGTCCTTTTCCGTAAGCTCGCCGTTCTTGTCGGAGATAAGCTGTGCCCAGTCATCGTACAACTGCTTCAGCTCACCGTTGATGAGGTCTTCCATGGAATAGCTCAGCAGGGCTTTCTGCATGTCCGTGGCGAAGTCCTCGGCAAAGTCCTTGGAGGTTTTCTTCATGTCCATCAGGTTGGAGATGAAGCTGTCCTTCATGCTGTCGAAACTTATCTGGGTGATGGTCTCGCGCCAGCTGTCGGTCAGTTCCTCTATCTTTCCTGCCTGGTCCGCGTAGTCCTGCAGCTTGTTCAGCACATTATTTCCATAACCGCCCTTGCCGGTGTTCTTGATGTACTCGGCTATATCCACATTGGAGAGGAGTTTCTTCATCTCCTCCGGTGTAAGGCTCCAGATGCTGCCGTCGAAGTTCTCCTTCACGTTCTGCCTTATCCATGCCGTCTGGTCATCGGAAAAGCCGTTCCAGTAATAGTTCCAGCTGTGATGGTGCTTCCAGTAGCTTGCCTGCGCCTGTGCGATGCCCAGATAGTTGGCGTTGGTCTCCTCCTGATTGCGCTTGGCCTGCTCGTAGGCATCGGTGGCTTTCTGACCGTAGCTTTTCTCCATCACGTCAGTCAGGTCCTCGATGGCGTTCTGCAGGAGTTCCGTGCGCTCGGTCAGGTTCTCTATGGTCTTTTTCACCTCCGCCTCATTGCCGTTCAGTCCGAAAAGGTCATCAATGCCGAACCACCCGGCAATGCCGCTGAGCAGTCCCTGCACGATGTTGCCCACGTCCTTGATGACATCGATGATGATTTCGGGAAGTTCCTCCACCACCTTGTTTATCGTGTCGGCCACCTTGTCAAGCAGGTCGTTGATAAAGCCTTTCGGGTCATCGCCCAGCGCGTCAAGTATCTGGAGTATGGCACCGACGATGCCGCCTATCTTGCCACCCAGTTCCCCCAACGACTTGCCGATACCGTCAGAGCCTTTGGAGAGCGAGGTGATGAGCTTGGTGATGCCGTTGGCAAAGCCGTACAGCGAGCCGTCAGACATCTCGTTCAGGTAGCCGGTGAAGTTTTTGATGCCCTGTGCCGCCGCGTTGGTGTTGTCGGTGAGGGTTTTCCGTGCCTTGTCGCTGGCCTCCTGCGCCTCGTTCTGCGATGCTGCCGTCGCATCGACCTTGCCCTGCGCTATGTCCACCGCTTTCTGCGCGATTTCCTTTGAGGCATCGTCGGTGGCGTCTGCAAGGTCTTGTTGCGCCTGTTCCAAATCGGCCACGGCCTGCGTGTGGGCGTCGGTTTTCTCACGGAGCGTGCGCACGCTGTCCTGATAGGTCTTCACGTTCTCGGCGATTGTGCCCCATATCTTGAAGTTGAAGGCACTGGTACTGTTGCCGCCGGTCTCGTCCTTCAGTTTCGCCTGAAGGTCGGTATATACTTTCTTGTTTTCCGCCGAGAGTTTCTTGAACTCTGAGGTCTGCATGTACTCCTCTATCTTGGCGAGTGTCTCTTTAGCCATGTCTTTGAGCACGTTGCCGACGCCCTCGAAGGTGGTGCTCCAGTCTATGTTCAAGGCGAGGTTCTGGGCATTGGTCTGGCTGACGGCAGCGTCACGCTCCTTTTCGAGCTTGCGGACTTGCCACCGCTTTTCCTCCGCCGTGCCTTCACCCTCGTTCACCTCACGTATCTTCTCTGCATATTCCTTGGCGATGGCGTATTTCTGCTCCTGAAGCGTGCCATACTCGCGCAGATAGTCCACCATGGCCTGAAGTTCGTTCTTCAGGGATTCCTTGTCGATTTCCTCCAACCCCTTGCGCTGTGCTTCCTGTGCCAGCCGTAGCCGTTCCGCAAGGGCATTGCCCTGCTCTTCCGTGAGATTTCCGCCCTGTGCATCGCGCCACTTGGCCTCCTGTGCCTTTATCTCGGCTTCCTCTTTCTGATAATTGAACCTTATCTGTCTGATACGCTTGGCGCTGCCTTCTGCCATCTGGCTGATACTTTCCTGCTCGTTCTCCTGACGGAGCCGTGCAAGTTCTTCTGCACGTTTCTGTTCGGCCGCTTTCTCGCGCTCCAACTCTTTCTGCCTGTCCTTGTCACCGTTTCCACCGGTCGGCTTGTGCTCAGGCTTGGTATGACCGCCGATATTGCTGTTCTTGCCTATCTCACCCATTTCCTTGGTCAGGTCTTCTGCCTGTTTGAGCAGGTCGTCACGGAGTTTCTCGGCATCGGCGATGACCTGTTCCTTATTCTTCTCGTTCTCCTCCTTGATGATGGCCGACGCGTCTATCTGACCGTTGGTCTCGCTTTGCGCAAAATAAAGGAGAGACTGCTTGAACCACCCCATGGAGCCTTCGACATCATCGGCATCGGTCGCCTTCAGTTTGTTCACCTTGTCGTCGGCTTCCACGGCCTTATTGACCAGTGCCTGCGCCTTGGCTTGCAGAAAGAGCATCTGGATATAGTCGGCTGCTTTCTGTGTGAGGACATCGTACCACTCGGCAACGGTGTCGTAGTAGCCGAACGCCTCGCCGTACTTGCGGTTCAGTTCTTCGGTCTTCTTCTTTTCCTCTTCCTTGCTGCCGGTGAACTCTTTCAGTTCGCGAATGGTATTGTTTATCTCGAAACGGGTCTTTATCATCTGCGCCCTGCCCTCGCTCTCCACCTCGATGAGTTCCTGCGCTTTCTGTCGTGCCTCTTCCTGTGCGTCGCTGTATTTGTTGAACAGGACTATCAGACCGGTAATGACTGCGGACAAGCCCAGCGTGAGGGTCGCCATGAGTGCCGATGCCGCTGCGGTGGAGATACCGAGCGATGCCGCCAGCCTTGCATTAGCCGCCGTCAGCAGGTTCTTCATCTTCACCACCGTCACCAGACGGAACGCGGAGTCTTTGTTAAGGGTGTTGAATACCTGCTGCAGCCCCATCGTGACGGCCATGACAGACTGCACCCTCGCCTGTATCTTGGCAAGGTTCTCGTTCTCGGAGGCGAACAGCGACACGGCACCGGTAGCAGCGGTAAACATGCCGGACAGACCGCTGATACCGGACATGAATCCCTGCAGATTTGCATCGTCATTGGAGAGTATCTTGGTCTGGGTATGGAGGTCGGCGATGGTGTCGGACAGCAAGGCTGCTTTCTCCGCCATCTCGCGGTACTCTTCCGTGTCCTGCTTGCCCTCCAGTCGCATCTTGGCCATCGCGTCCTGCAACTCGCGCAACTGCATGGCCAGACGCTTGTTGCTCTCCCGGTTTTCCTCCTGCTCGCGTGTGAGGCTGGCGAGTATCAGTTTCTCTTCCTCCAGCGCTTTCTTGGCCGCGTTGAGTTCGGCGAGGGCTGCTGACTGGGCGTTTCCGGGGGCTGCGTTCTTGTAGGCTTTCTCTAATTCCTTGATACAGGACGTGGTGTACTTCACCAAGTCCTTGCTCTCGGCGATACGCTCGGCAAGGGTCTTCTGCGCCACTGCCGCCGTGGTGCTGGACTCGGAGAGCTTGCCATGCTCCTTCTCCAAGTCGGACACGGCCTTTTCCGCCTGGCGGTGCTGTTTCTCCAGATAGACGAGGGTATTCCGTTCCTCGTCCAGCACCTTACGGCAAGCCATGACATCGGCGGCGAGTTCCTTCTGGGCGGTACCGGGTTTCATGCCTGCAAGCTGCCGCTCCATACGGCTGAGGTCCGAGGCCACGCCGTCAATGACCTTGTGCTGCTCGGCTATCTTGGCGTTCACCAGCTCGGCCGCTTTCTTGGCATTGTCGATGAGGGTGTCGATATGCGCGTTGGCATTGTCGATACCGTCACTCAGTTTGTCCTTCATCAGGAACTCTATCTCTACGGGCTTGCTCATGCTTTCAATTCAGTTTACTTTGAAAAAATCCTGCTATGTCCTCGGCTTCCTCCTCGGCGGTCTTGCCGCTGTCGGGTCTGCCGGCTTTCTTCTTGATGTAACGTGGGGCGTCGCACAGCATCATGATGAGGGTCTGGTAATTCACGCCGTGGAGTATGTAATCCACGCTCCAGCCTGTCGCGCTGGCTATCTGCCACACGAATCCGAAAGGGCTATGGGAACCTTCATACTCGGTCCTTAACTCCCCTTCTTTCCTTGGCTCAGTCTCAGCTTCATCGGATTCGTCCGTTCCGCGGATCTGATAATACTCATAAAAGGGCCTGTGCCCATCAGTCGCTCGAACTGCTCGGTGGCGGCCACCTGGTACCGGTACGCCACGAAGTTGCGCACGAGCCACGCGGTCAGCCCCACAAACAGATGGCGGGATATATACCCCCTGCACACGGTGTAGGCGATGATGCGCGACAGGCGCTTGCCGTGTCTGGCCATGAAACGCATCTGCTCCAGCTTGGGCAGTGTCCGCACCTCCTCTGCCGTTGTGTCCATCTCCAGATACTGCCGCCCGATTTCTATCTGCCCTGCCAATGTGGGGCGTTTCATGGTGATGCGCACCTTCAGGGGTTTCTTGCGGAACGGCAGCCGTATGTCCTTAAACGGCACGGAGACACCCCTGTCAAGGAGTGCCTCCGCCGCTTCTTTTTCGATTGCTCGGTTCATGCGCTACTCCCCTGGTTTGGTATCGGCCACATCATAGGGAGCACTGCCGTCATCAGGCGCGTTCACCGTCAACTGGCACTCTATCTTGGAGACTTCGGTCAGGGTGAGCTTGCCTCCGAGGTTGGCCATAAGGGTGGCACTCGGTATCGTCACGGTCTGACCGCTCTTCAGCTGAATCTCACACTTGTCACGGAGTTCCACAAGGTCGGTCGGGGCTTTCCAACCGGTATAGGCTCCTTGCGTGCCGACAAGCGTTCCACCAAGGGCGAGTTGGAGGTTCTCGTAGTCCAGCTGTATGAGGTTGAACGTGGGGGCTATAGTGCCGTTCTTCGTGACAAGAGTCAGCACGGGGGCACCGGGCACCTGCTCGGCATCCACATCCACTTTCTCGGGCTTGGCTCCACCCCAGTCCCAGCTGCCCTTCTCTATATAGCCGACTGTCTTGTCACCAAACTTTACGACACCGATGCCGTACATGAATTTCTTACTTTCTGCCATATTTTTCTTGTTATAATTGTTAATACTGTGCCGGTCGCCACTCCGACAATAAAGGCGATGAGAAGCATCTTCCACGGATTTGAACTGCGTTCCTTATCCGTTCTGGCTTCATTCTTCTGCTGCTCCAATGCTTTCTTGTAGCTCGCCATCTGGCGCTCATAGTACTCGCACTGGCGTTGCAGGCTGTCGCAGGTGGCGTACACCACGATGGTGCCACCTTTGTTCTGCACGGTCGCGCTGGCTCTGCCGTTCTTGGCTCGGTACTCTGCCTTTTCGGGCAGGTTAGTCAGTTCCGCCAGAGGTATCTCCAGCTTGGCTTCCTCCTGTGGTACTGTCTCCGTCCATGTCTGACGCACCTCGCTCTGGAGGGTGTCCGCGGATACTTGTTTCACGCTTTCCTCCGTTGCCACGCTCGCTTTTCGGCTTGTCGCGCAGCCCGACAAGAACAGGGCAATCATCATGATGCTTGCAACTGTTCGCAGTGTCGATAGCCTTCCGAAGACGCGCCATCTCGCGTTTCGAGGCTTCGAGGTATCTTCTTGTCTCATTGAGTTCTTCCTTCAATGGTTTCACGATGTTCTCTACCAAGATACGGGTGGCATGCTCGGCGTTGTCCATACGCACCGTCTCGGCATCGGCTTCCGCCTTCATCGATTCCGCTTTCGCTTTCCTTATGGTAGCCCGCAGCGTGCATATTGCAACAATGGTAGCCACCAGACCTCCGCCAAGGAGGATGTTCAGGACTTCGCTGATATTCATGCCATCCATATTTTTACTGTTGGTATATTCCTATTGACTTGAGCCACTTGGCTACATCGAAGGCTGGGCAGGCTTTATTTACGCCTGGAAGGTCGCAATGACCTACAATCTTGATCTGCGGAAAACGCTGATGGAAGTTCCGCACATAGTCGGTCATCGCCTTCAGCTGCGCAGGGGTGCGCGTGTCCTTGGGATGCTTCATGTCCTTGGTGCAGCCACCGGCATACACCACATGGCGGCTCACACTGTTGTAACCCTTGGCACCGTTTGTCACTTCCCACGGATCGACCTCCGCATCTTCGTTGTTATCGACAAGGCGTTCCACCTTGCCATCCAAGTGTATCAGGTCGGTATAGCCTACCTGCTTCCAGCCACGCCCACCCTTGCTTACTGGGTCAGTGTGCCAGTGGCGTATCTCATTCGAAGTTACCTCACGGCCTTCAGGGGTGGCTGTGCAGTGTAGGACTAAATACTTTTGCTTCATGTTCAATAATCGTTGTTTGTTGATTTCATAAAATAAGGACAGAACCGTCCAACATTACAAAGCCACACATACGTGACTTCTGTCGGAATGGGGTCTGTCCTTTCAATCTGCCACGACTTACACAGGATTACTCCATTGTGTCGCCACCGTCAGACTTTCCTGTTTTGTTCACGGTGTATTCTGCCACCTCCTTTTTCGTTGCCTCGCTTGTAAGCGTAGCAGTGCGCAACTTACCTGTGGCGCGGGCGTTCAAATGTACGTTACGCAGACAATTGGTAATCGAAAACTCCTTTGCGCTGGCAGCACCAGATGTTGAGATACTTGCCGAGAAGATGGCGAGATTGTCGAGCTTCACGGCCTTGCCATCGAGTACCAGTTCCTTGATGCAGTTCACCATGTCGCGCAGCACCCCGAAGATACAGCCCTGCGAGTAGGGCGTATTGTGATTAGCCATATGCTCGGCGAGCTTCTCCAACCCTACGGTCTCATCATACACGGCACGTGCATACCATCTGCCAAAAGCCGAAGACCCTTCAACTTTGTTCTGATAAACTTTGTAACGAATCATAATCGTTCTCCTTTCTTGTTCTAATGTTTGACCTCTTGTTTGTTGTTCTCTGATACAAGTGACGGATCGCCTCCGGAATGCGTTCTGCCATCTTGTCGGTACAAAGGTATATACAAGACAAGACAGTAAAACTGTTTTTGAAAGTTAGCATTAGTTTGATGGCATTATTGGCTGTAAATCAAAGATAATGCAAGGCGAGCGCAATAAAGCTTGCTTAAATTGCCGAGCCGCAGCTTATCTTATGCAAACAAAAACTGCTGATTCGTTGCGAAATAGGGGAAAATGAATTATCTTTGCATATCAAAAATCTTGTAAAACAAATGTCTATTTTCAATATATTCAAACGCAAGCCCAAACCAAAGAATGTAACCTTTGAAGTGTTGGGCAATACCTATGAGGTCACATTGGAAGGGAAACAACTTTCCGATGAAGAAAAAGAGCGGATGGCCAAAAGCAGACAAGAGCGTAAGGAAAAGGAAAGACGCATTGAACTGCGTGACAAGTGGATGGCCATAGGAATGGCATTCACGGCTTACCGTCATTTCATGGAAAGTTCCGACACGACATATCCTGATGACCGCACAAGTGAGCGGTTAAGAGAAGCCCATGCAGAAATGCGGAGCATCGCACAAGACCCCGACTTTGCAGAATGCCTGCAACTCGCGACTGACGACTATTCCTGCATGAATGGCGAGAAGCCCACAGAGGAACAGATATGCTTTGCCACACAGCCCGAAGAGTTCAACCCTGAAGAGATGATACGCAGTAAGTGGCTCACCTTTGCCAACGGCTACCGAGAGTATTGGGAAGAACAAATCGGATTGCTTAAACGCAAGAGTGCCATGACGAACCGCCGCCGATATCTATTGGAACACCTTGACGGTTTCATTGAAAAAGCCTCAACTCTGTCATTGGATGAGGCTGTCAGGAAACTGCAAGAATACAAGCGGTACAACGAGCAGATACTCGCAGAATGACATCTCACTTACTTCACCTTATATAATATATAGGGTACATACACATAAAACGCCAATCGGCACACGCTCGGGGCGGCTTCTCTCATCAAGGCGGAAGCCGCCCTTTTTACACAGAACAAGATTAGAATTTCAGAAAAACAGGAAAGGATAACGACAATGAAAGAACAGCAGCATTTCCGCACCAGAGCCTACGGGCGCACCGAACTGGCGCAACTCTACTCGCCCTCGCTCGCCCCGAGCACGGCGTGGCGGCGACTTGCCGAATGGATAGACCGCTATCCCGGCCTCGCCGAGCGGCTCGCAGCCACAGGCTACCAACCAGGCTCACGCTCGTGGACACCGGCGCAGGTGGCGATGATTGTGGAGGCTATAGGGGAGCCGTGATGCCTCAAAACATATTGCACAAAAAACACGAAAACAGCCAATGGATTGCTACTAACAAAATGCAATCCGTTGGCGGTTTTCAACTCTTTTTCCGTTTCGATTATTCTGTCAATATCTCTGGATGTTCTTTCAAATACATATCACGTAAAGGCAAACTCAATATGAAACACACATCTGGTAATGACAAATCATATGGTCTCTCCTGTCCGCTCGTATCTTTTATCATATAAGATGGTGAGTTATAAACGAAATTTTTCAAGCCGTTGAACATATCGTTATCCGTACTTGCCACACATACAGCATGGGCTGCATTCTCTACGTCCAAAGCAGTTTTTGGTTTGTAGGCATCTATCAGCGAGAAGAAGAAGTCTTTGTGTGCTTCCAAAAACTCTGCACCTTTCATGTCATTCATAACCTGCTTGCCAATACCATTAAGTTGGCGTGGGCTGTTCTTTATGGAAAACAAAGAGGCTGCATCCTTGTGTTTCATTGTAAGCAACGATTTGATTGCCACAATGTCACTTCTCATTGTCCGTATATTGTCATTGACGGTATCAATATCCTTTCCATGTGATTCTACGGCAGCATTGATAGTTGCAACATCGGTTCTTATAGTCCGCATATCGCTCTTCATTGCATCTATATCTCTGCCATGCAAATCACAGGCAGCATTGACAGTACGTTTATCAACCTCGTCAATACGATGAGAGAAACGCCCAACGCCAAAAGCCTTGTTCACGATAAACCACACACCGCCAAGTACAGTTGCTACTATACCTACGCATGCTCCTATAATTTCTATTGTAGCCATTTTCTTCTCTTTTCTTATTTCCGTTACATTTAACGTTAAACGTGTTGCAAATATAAATATTTCAAGCGAGTTACACAAATTTTTCAGACGCAAACACACTAAAGAAAACGCACGAACCACATTAAGGCTTGGTTTTGTGCCATAAATGGTGCTTTTAGGACATGAAAGCAAGCCACTTAGATGGTCGAAAAGAGACATCTATAATGATTGTACGGTGGCTATTCAGTTCTTCATGGAAGCGAACTTCATACAGGACGTGATTCTCGACGAGTTTGCCACCGAGGGCGAGCTGCGTGGCTACCAGCTGCCCATCATGCCCGACAAGCGAAAGAAGCCAGACAAAATCCAGCGTATCGAGGCGGTCAGTCCTCTTTGGGAACGTGGCTTTGTCTGGTACAACGAGCGCAAGAAGGAAGACCCCGATATGAAGGTGGGCATAGAACAGACGTTGGCGTTGGAGCGTGGCAGCCGTGTGCATGACGATGCGCCTGACGCTGATGAAGGCGCAATATGGATACTCCAGCGCAATACAAGACAGGAAAGTTTCAAACCGGTGTTCGGCAAAAGACCGACCGCCAAAAACATTTGGTAACAATTGGTGTGCAAACGAGAGCAGAGACAAAATTTATTTTGGCTATGCCGAGTGCAGCCAGCAAACAACAAAGTTAATGATACAAGTAATAAAGGACATTATCTGGGGATGGCAGTGCAAGCGTGCCATCAAGAAAGCCAACAAGCTCTCAAAGCTGCTTGGCATGAAGTATTATGTGATTTACATGAACGGCTCGCTGAAGGTCGTACCGAAACGCACCATCCGCGAACTGGTTGCCAAGCACCGCTTCCGTAAGGGTGTAAAGGTTGCCGACATTGAGCGTCGTGCCATTTATGTGACGCATTAGAAAGGAGGCTTACTATGTTTATCACGGAAGAGGACTACAGAGTGGTCATAGGCGAAAATGCGCTGAAGGTCGTGTCGCAGGCATCGCAGGAGATACGCGACAATGCGGAACTGGAGGCTTGCGAGGAGATTGCCGGCTACCTCAGACCAAAATACGACACGGAAGCGGTGTTCTCGGCTGAAGGCGAAAACCGCAACCGCCTGGTCGTAATGTATGCCGCCGACATTGCGCTCTATCACATGATTGCCGCTATGCCCCAAAAGATGGGCAGCGAAATACGCAAGGAGCGCTACGAGCGTGCCATAAAGTGGCTGGAAGGCGTGCAAGCCGGGAAAATCATCCCCGACCTGCCGCTCGCCACCGACGAGGACGGCACACCGACTGGCGACCTGCTCATATTCGGTTCACAGAAACAATTACGACATAACTGGTAACGCTATGGATATAAAGAACTTTTTCAGCGGTATGTTCGGAGGTGGCAGTCAAAATATACTGCACACGCCAAATGGCGACTTCAACCTTGCGAAGTCGTCTGACCGCAAGCGCATAAAGAAGATGGTCATCGAACTGCAACGCACCACCGATGCGCTTACACGCAGGGACATTGCCGACTGGCGCAACGCCTGGCAGATGGCTATAAATGTGGACAGCCCGAACCGCCAACGTCTCTACGACATATACCGCGATGTGGATATTGACCTTCACCTATCGGGCTGTGTGCGTCAGCGTGTAGGATTCGTCATGGCGAAGTCTTTCAAACTGGTTGATGCAAAGGGTAATGAAAACGAGGAGGCACACCACTATTTCGACCAGGCTTGGTTCAAGCAAATGCTCGAAGATGCGCTTGCCGCCAACCTCTGGGGACACTCGCTTATCGAACTCGGCGACCTCACCACCGATGGCGACGGATGTCCTTGCTATACGGATGTGAAGCTCATTCCACGGAAGCATGTCATTCCCGAATACGGCCGTGTGATTCAACAGCTCGGGCAGGACTGGACTACGGGCATAGACTACCACTCAGCCCCATTCTCTGACTGGCTCATAGAAGCGGGACGGCCTGACGATCTCGGACTATATCTGAAGGCTGCCACGCAGACCATTCCTAAGAAAAACATGTTGGCATTCTGGGATTCCTTCGGCGAGATTTTCGGTATGCCGATGCGTATTGCACGCACAACCTCACGCGACCCCAAGGAGATGGGACGACTTGAACAGATGCTCAAGGGTGCCGGGGCAAGCCAGTACATGGTGGCAGGGCAGGACACCGAGATTGAATTCGTCGAAAGTGGAAAGGGCGATGCCTTCAACGTCTATGACAAACGCATCGATCGAGCCAACTCGGAACTGTCAAAGCTCATCATCGGGCAGACGATGACCATCGAGGACGGCAGCAGCCTCTCACAATCAGAAACACACCTTGAGGTGTTCGAGAACCTGGTGGAAAGCGACTGCACCATGCTGCGCGACATCGTGAACAACCAGCTTATCCCACGCATGGTGAAGCATGGCTTCCCCGTCAAGGGGCTGCGCTTCGAGTGGGACGATGCGGTGGACTACACGCCGGAGCAGCAGGTGGCATACGAAACGATGATCGCCGACCGCTACGAGGTGGACCCGATGTACTTTGCGGAAAAGTACAGCATGCCTGTGGGTGAACGGCGCAACGCCACACCCATGCTCCAGGCTGGCGGTGACGATGATGACGACGAGGGCAACAAAGAGCCGGACGACAAGAACAAGAAGAAACGGCAGCAGAACATTCACGGCGGTTTTTTCGACTGAGCCCCAGTGATTACCTGGGGCTGCACCGACGCTACGCCCAGCTGTTAGGCGATGGGCCGCAGACTTTGTCGCTGTCAAAGGAGCGTGAGGAGGAGATACGCAAGCAGCTCTCCGAACTGTTCGACGGCATGATGCGCACGCTCTACTCGTTGGAGGGATCGCAGTTCCGCATTGAGGTGCTGGCCGAGCCGAAAATCCAGAAGTTCATCGATGCCCATGCCGGTGTGCTGGACTCCACTTTCAAAAAGGTGGAGATGTCCGATGCCATGCGCAAGCGGCTCCAGCGGTCTGACTACATCTTCTCCGGCATGAAAACATTCCACGAGTTGAACGAGGCGTTCCCGTCCTTGCTGGATTCTAACGGCAAAAGAAAGACGTTCGAAGCCTTTTTGAATGATGTTCGGAAGATAGACAACACCTACAACTCCAACTACCTCCGTGCGGAGTACAACTTCGTACAGTCGTCTGCGGAGATGGCTGCCAAGTGGGAACGGTTCTCTGAGGACGGCGACCGCTACAACCTCCAGTACCGCACGGCTGGCGATGGCAAGGTGCGCCCGGAACACGCTGCGCTTAATGGCGTGACGCTTCCGCCGTCAGACCCGTTCTGGGAGGAATATTATCCACCAAACGGATGGAACTGCCGTTGCACCGTAGTGCAGGTGCGCAAGTCCAAATATCCTGCCACGCCCCACGATGAGGCAATGGCGCTTGGCGAAGAAGCTCTTCAACGTGACACAAAGGGCATCTTCCATTTCAATCCAGGAAAGGAAGACAAGACCATACCAGACTACAACCCCTACACTATTCGTCGGTGTCGTGACTGCGATGTCGCAAATGGCAAAATCAAGCTGGCGAGATTTGTTCCAGAGAATGAGTTGTGCGAAGCGTGCAAGCTACTTCGGTGCATCAAAGATGTTCAAAATGAACACATAGAAAAGAATCGTTCCTTATATGGCAAACTCATCAAAGATGATAAATATAAAGATGTTGCCTTTGATGAAAAGAACGGGGGCTTAAAAGCCACCCATATTGGGCACAACTTAGACAAAGACAAAGGCTGGTATGAAACCACAATACAAGATGTTGGATATAAACATGGGCACTCTGTTGTCTTAGAGGAAGAGCCTCAGAATGTGTATAAAGGAAAGAGTTGCGAGGGACTTTGGGATAATCTTAAATTCGAGGTCGCCGGTGCAGAAAGTGGCACATCTAATAATATTAGAAATGCTCTCAAACATTGTGCATCTAAACCAGAATCAAAAATCGCAGTTTTATTCTTCCCTAACGGTAATTTCTCAGCGGAGAACTTCCAAGCTGGTCTTGCAAAATTCAATGGTCTAAAGGGGACATCTCAGCACAAGAAGTTTGATTTGATTTACTGCATACAAGGCGATGAAATCATACAAATAAAAAAGCCAAGTTAGAAAACTTGGCTGGAACGAGAGCGGGTCTCTAAAGGTTGCCCCATCCCTCGCATTGCAAAGGTAATAACAATTTTTCAAAACACATCAAGTTATGAACAAAATTATCTCATTTCTGAAGAAAAGTAACCGCTACAAGCATCTTGTCGGCGGTTTCATCGTTGGTCTGTGCGCTCTGTCGCCATGATCGGCTATCTATTCAGCCATCATCGCAGCCTCCTGTCTTGAACTCAAAGACAAACTACACGGCTGCCCTTGGGACTGGATAGATTGGGCTTGCACGGTGTTCGGTGGCTTCATTGCCATGCTGTTTTGGTGCATTGCGTAATATTCTTACAAGTTTTGCACAGATATTCAGTAACTTTGCAGCCGGTAGAGCTACCCAATAGGCCGTGTGGTCTATCGTGGTTACAATAACGCCAACGCGAATGGCGGTGTGTCGTACGCGAATGCGAGTAACGATGCCTCGAATGCGAATGCGAACATCGGCTCGCGTCTCACCAACTATCAATCGGCGTACAACGATGGGGACGTGTCCCCAATGTCGTGCCGAGGGTGGCAAGCCACAGCAAAAGCAATTCTTTCCAATGTTGCAAGAATTGGAATGTTTTGGAAAGTATTGGAAAGCTGAAAAATCAAGTGTCGGGTAGAGTTTGGTAGGACGGAAACGTCTCGAAGAACTTAGGCCCGGGGAAAGGAAGGCCCATATCTTCCATTGTATAAACAACCAACAACTGATGCTATGCGCAGAGAAGGTCACATCATAGAGGAGATTGTCGAGTATTCCAACATGGCGGAATCATTCGACCAGGTTCTCAGTGGCACCAAACGGAAGAAAAGCCATCAGGGGCGTTACCTGCTCGCGCATCGTGAGGAGGTAATCAAGGAACTTTCTGAACGTATTGCTTCCGGAACGTTCCATGTGACCGCAAAGGACATTGAGGAGAAAGACATTATTGAGGCCGGCAAACTACGGCACATTCAATTCTTCAAGAAACTGAAGAACAGCATCGCCGTCCATGCCATCATGTCGGTGGTGGATAAGCATCTGAAGAAGCGGTTCATCAGAACGACCTCCGCAAGCATCAAGAACCGGGGAATGCACGACTTGATGAAGTACATTCGCCGTGACATACAGAAAGACCCGGAGGGCACAAGGTTCTGTTACAAGTTCGACATCTCCAAGTTCTACGAGAGTGTCAACCAGGACTTCGTCATGTACAGTGTGCATCGGGTATTCAAAGACAAGAAGCTCATAGCCATGCTTGACAACTTTGTCCGCATCATACCGCAAGGTATCAGCATAGGGCTGCGCTCGTCGCAGGGCTTGGGCAATCTGTTGTTGTCTGTGTATTTAGACCATTATCTGAAGGACAGGTACGGCGTGCGTCATTTCTACCGCTATTGTGATGACGGCGTGGTACTCGGAAAATCGAAAGCGGAACTGTGGGAGATTCGTGATGCCGTCCATGAGCAGCTGGAACAAATCAACTTGAAGATTAAGGCCAACGAGCGTGTGTTCCCCGTGGACGAGGGCATTGACTTCTTGGGGTATGTCATATATCCCGACCATGTGCTGCTACGCAAGCGCATCAAGCAGAAGTTCGCCCGAAAGAACATTCTCCAGCAAGTAAGTGAAATGCCGGACGGCTTCCCGTTCGAGACCACCATCAAGGCGGAAACCTTCGGCAAGGGTAGAACAAAGTACATTTTCACATGATGAACAGAGTAAACGGAGCACAGGGGGTGAAGCTGCTTGAATGCACCAACCCCGTAAAAGACAAGTGGCGCGTCCGCTGGGACGTGCATGACAACGAGGACGGCTCTGCCGACTACATGGAGGCGGAGTTCAACGGCAAGCCATCTGAGGACGCCATCAAGACCATGGTGTCGGAATGGTTCAACGACCGCACCAACGAGACCATACTTTCGGGCTTCGTGTGGAACGGCATGAGCGTGTGGCTTTCCACCGAGAACCAGTTCAACTACAAGACAGCATACGACCTTGCGGTGCAGTCTGACGGCAAGACATTGCCGGTCACGTTTAAGTTCGGGACGGACGATGTGCCATGCTATCACACATTCACCGACATCGACGAACTGACGGACTTCTACACCAAGGCCATGCAGCATATCCAGGACACGCTGGCTGACGGTTGGAAACGCAAGGATAATTTCAATTTGGAGTTATACCGAGACTAAGAACAATCCCTTCGGGGGAGGGTTAAAAAAAAGCCCCCGGCCTGTTAAATAGTCGTCTCACTTACCATTTGAACATAAAGTACCACTCATCGGCACGACCGGGGGCGTAGACCCTCGCTCGCCAATGAGTGGCTTTTTTATGTTTAAGCGCAACGCCGCGCTCTATGATAAGTGAGACGGTGCAAAAGTACTAATTTTTTCTGAGAATGAAACTGATAGAGATACTGAATTTGAACAGGGAACTGCTGATTTACTTCCAAAAGGCTGGAATCAGGCTGGACGATGTGCAATACATCGACCTTTTTAATGAATACCGCACGCTTTCCGCACAGGGCGAGAAGGTGTCCTATATCGTGGCAAGGCTCGCCACGGAGTATGCCGTCAGCGAGCGCAAGGTCTATAACCTCATACGGCGTTTCAAAACCGACTGCAACCTGCTTGCAGTGTAACGTGGTGGCTCGCCCATGGGGAAGAGTTGCTGCAGTATTACCTTTGCACCGTTTTCAAATTCAAAACGGTCATGAACAAATACCATCAAATTTTGCAGAAGGTGCTTGCCGAGGGCAAGTGCCAACAAAACAAGAAGGGGAGCATACGCTATCTGCTCAACGAGCGGTTGGTGCTTTCCCCTGCCGACCTACTCGACATTTTCGAGGGGCACGGCATCGCACGCAAGAAGTTAAGGAACGAGCTACAGCTATTCATGCAGGGCGAGCGCAACGTGGAGAAGTACCGCGAGGTGGGCATCAACTGGTGGGACTACTGCGGTGCCATCCTTGTGAACTCCTACCCCACCTATTTTGAGAAACTGCCACCGCTCATTGCCAAAATCAACCGCGAGAAGCGCAACAGCAAGAACTATGTGCTATTCCTCGGTTCCACCGATGCGGAGACAAATCAGGCTCCGTGCCTGTCGCTCGTTCAGTTCCAGATAGAGAACGGCGAACTGGTGGTGTCGGCATACCAGCGCAGCTCGGACGCGAACCTCGGCTTGCCTGCCGACATCTACCACCTCTACCTTATGGCCCGGCAGATTGACTTGCCTTTGAAGTCCATCACGCTGAACCTTGCGAATGTGCATATCTACGAGAACAACATCAGCCACACACGCCAGTTGCTCGACGGAAACGAGAACGTGAGATTTGAACTGAACGTGTAGCCATGAGAAAACAGTATTTATCGGCACCGCTCCCATTCGTGGGGCAGAAGCGCATGTTCGCGCGTGAGTTTATCAAGGTTCTCAAGCAATATCCAGAGGACACGGTATTCGTGGATTTGTTCGGCGGTTCGGGTCTGTTGTCGCACATTGCCAAGTGCCAGAAGCCGAATGCCACGGTCATATACAACGACTTCGACGGCTACCGCAACCGCCTGCAACACATTCCGCAGACCAACCGCCTTTTGGCTGACCTGCGCAAAATGGTGGAGGCGGAAGGCGTACCCAAGCACAGCTGCATCCGTGGCGACTTGCGCGACCGCATATTCGCCCGACTGGAGCAGGAGGAGCGTGAGGTCGGGTACATCGACTTCATCACCATCACGTCAGGACTGATGTTCTCCATGAAATACAAACTGAGCATCGCGGAGATGCGCAAGGAGGCTCTCTACAACAACCTGCGCAAGACGGACTATCCTCTCTGCGATGACTACTTGGAGGGCATCACGGTGGTGTCGTGCGACTACAAGGAGGTATTCGCCCGATACAAGGACATGCCGAATGTGGTGTTCCTTGTCGATCCGCCGTATCTCTCCACCGATGTGGGTACATATAATATGTACTGGAGGCTGTCAGATTACCTTGATGTGCTGACCATTCTTGCCGGTCATCGTTTCGTTTACTTCACTTCCAATAAGTCGTCCATCATCGAGCTTTGCGAGTGGATGGGCAGGAATCCGACCGTGGGCAACCCATTCAGAAACTGTCACAAAGTGGAGTTCAACGCCACCGTGAACTACAGCTCGCACTACACGGACATGATGCTGTTCACCGATGCCGCCTGACGGTGTTATAATTCAATTCTGACAACATAACAAGAGCGTTCCAAGCAATCAGCCGGGAACGCTCTTTCTGTTTGATACGGGGCAAATCAGAGCCGTTTTATGGCGACATACTGATATACCTCTATGGTCTCCACGATGTCCTCGTGGTCATGGTTGGTGATGCTCTGCGCAAGGTCAAGTTCTCCGAAGGTTTCGCCCTCCAGGTTGGCAAGCCTCCTGTGGATTCTGTCGGGCAGGTCGAACACCTCCAGCGCATCTTCCTTGAACGGACTGCCCTCACTGGCAGCGCCTGCCCAGTCGGTGACGATGTGGAGGGTTATCTGTGGCTCGGCACGGTATTCCACTCCGTTCACTATCGGTTTCCACTGTATCGGGCCGAACTCCACGAACACGGCCGGTCTCTCCCACCCTTCCTCCTGCTCGATGAACTCCACGTTGCGGTTCCACAGGTCGATGTGCTTTATCTCCGCTATAGCTCCGAGTTCCCTGCAAAGGAGGTTATAAAGTTCTTTTCTCATTTTCGCTTGATTTCAAATTCCACATTAAAGTATTCGGTGATGTTCTCCTCCACGATGTCGCGGACTGCCTTTTCCACTTCGGGCGACACACCCAGGAAACGCCTGCGCGGTATCTTGATGCTCTTGCCCTCTTTCATCAGCGCCATGTACTTCCAGAACTCGGCCTCGGTGCTCAGCTGGACGGTTCGTTTGTCGTTTCGCCGCTCGCCGTTCTTTTTACGACCGAACGCACCGGAGGTCTCGTAATACTTTGCCCAGAAGAAACGTTTCATCTTCTTCGTCACCTTTATCTCGCCTCCGTCGTTATGTATGGCTGCATACGGCAACGTGGTGAAGAACGTGATGCTGTTCTCTGTGGTTCGGCTTGATATGCTCTGGCGGAGGGTGCCGGTGTCTATCAGTATGGAACCGCCCGGCCGTGTGGGGCTTTTCCTGCGCTGCCATGCCTCACTGAAGAAAGCCTGACGCTCGAAGTTCCTGTCGAACTCGTCGCTCATCTCCACCCTAATGTCGCTTAGGATATTGCGGATTATTTTCTGTACGTCCTGATTCATCGTCAAAGTCAAACTGAAGAAATGTCTGTGCCTCCTGTGGCACTTCGTTCTTCGGGTCGCAGGAGGCATTGAGGAGGTTGTAGAAGGTACGTTCACATATACCATAAACAGGATACACGTACCTTCGCCATATCTCGCGGTTGCTGATTCCGCTTTTGGCATGTTGGTCGTATATCCTATTTATGTCGGTGACACGTTTCTGATAGCTTGCTCCTCGCCTCTTGCTCATAAAATGTTTTAGTGTCTGTCTCTTGGTTTATAGGGACGGATGTCATAGCTCATCTTTGCGCTGACGGTTACTCTGCCCGTTCCCTCACATTGGTCACATGTGCTTTCTTTGCCAGTCTCCTTGTCGTGGAGACGACCTGTGCCGTAACACTTACGGCACAAGGCCACTTTCGGTTTCTTCTCCACTTCCAGTATCATACGGCATCCTCTTTCTTGGGTTCAACGTAGAATGTCTCGTCCTGCACCACTTGGATACCGCATTTGTTCATCTGAGGAACCATATCCTCCACGTCGCGGTCTGCAAGGAGTTTGTCCTTGGCTATCTCCTCGGTCTGTCGCAGATAGCCGGGCAGGAACTCCTTCACCAGCTGCAGGGCGCTTGCCCATGTGAAGCCTTTCAGGGTCTTCAGCTTCGGTGTACCCGTGCGGAAGCCGATAACGCCATGCGCCATCTCAAGACTCTTTTTCTTGGTGAACAACTCTGCCTGGTTCTCGGTGGCATAAGCCTGGAGCGTGGCGAAGGCTTTCTCCATCTCACCTCCCAGTTCTGCCAACTTGTTGGCATACTTCTCGCGGATCTTGGCACACTGCAATTCAATGTCTGCCGTGATTTTCGCACTCTGTGCGTCTGCCTTTGCGTAGGCTGCGAACGCTTCGTCGGCTGATTCTCTTGTCACACCGGTAATGATTACTTTCTTTTCTCTTTTTGCCATTGTAGTAAACTTTTTGTTGATTATTGTTTTGATTGCTTATCACTCGTCGTCTTCAGGTTCCGGCAAGTCACCTTCTTCCAGTTCCTTGTCTATCTCGTATTCAATACACTCAAGAAATTCGATGTACTGGTCACCTTGGAGTTCTCTGTATGCGATGCCGTGAATGTATTCCATCACACGCTTCACTTTCTCATTCATGCCTCACCCCCATTTCCAATTGGCACCATCATGTATTCCACTTGTGGCTGTGCTGGAGGTGTCGGTTCCTTCTTGGGTTTCAGACCTCCCTTGCGTTGGATGGAGCGGAGCTTCACCGATAGCTGCTCCAATTCCTCATTACTTAGTTGGGAGAACACCTTGCCGGCAATACGCTGATCCTGGCAAAATGCGTTGATGCGTGTCCAGTCTGTTGTGTCGATGCCGAGCTTCTGCATCAATCTCAAACACTGGCTTCGATGCTTGCGCTGCACGTCCTTGGCGGTGCGTATCAATTTGGCTGTAACACCTTCGAGCTTGTCGCACATCATGTCGTACTCCTTACGGGTCATATCCCTAAGCGATGTGGTACGTCCATCGGTGAATTGGCTCACCACTCCTTCCTTGAACTCATCGCCCAGCTCCTTGGTGGCAAACTTGTAGCTCTTTTTGAGTATGCCGTAGAAGCGTGCGAAATTTGTTACTTCCTGTGCCATATCTATTTCAATTTTGACAACCTTATTCTTTCACTTAACACTTTCAAATTACATTCTGGGCAACACTCACCTTCCTCTTTCAAAGGATGAGGATTATTTCCATAGCCGATTTGGGTCTTACCGCAAAGGCAGCAGGTGTATTCACGAACATTGTTCTCATGTCCTTCAAACATCACTTTAATGCCACACGAACTGGCAACATCCAGTTCCAGTTTTGCGCCCTTGCTCAATTCCCAGCCTTGCAGCATATAGATGCAGTCACACTTCAAAAGCAGGGCAATGTCCACCCTCATGTGCTCCATCCAGTGTGCTTCCTGCGAAACACCATTTTCAAATGGGTTCACTGGCTCGTAACCTTTTATGGAGAGATAGCGTGCCGCATGGTCAAAGGTTGCCATACGCTCTTTAAGGTCGTAGTGGGCTATCGCTCCGCTGATATAAACTTTCTTCTTCATCTCAGTTATGTTTAGTTGTTAGACTTGTCATTATAAACCTCCACGGCTTTCTCCGCCCAGATGGTGTAGTATTCACTTACGTTGCCTGAATAGCGTCCTTGACAGTATGCACGGAAGCCTTGCGTCCTCACCTTCACGCCGGCAGCGTATTTCAGTCTGATAGCAGGTTTACCAATGGGCTTGCCTTTGTCCTCTTGACTGACGAAGATGAATGTCTTGCGCTTGAAACGTTCTATCAGCGCCTTGGTCAGTGAATATTCCCACCCTGCTTCGTAGGCGTACTGATAACTGTCCACAATGATGAACTTGGCGCTCTTGGGCTTTGCCAGACGTTCTTCCAATGCCTTGATGTCACCATCGGTAATGATGCGGAACAAGCCTTGAACGTCACTCATCTTGAATTGGGCAAGCCGTCGTTGCATCGACAGACCAACCCCCTCTTCCAAGGACACATACAACACGCTGCCTATACCGCAGAGCATCTTGGCAAACTGCATAACGAAGGAACTCTTGCCACTGGCACTGGGGCCACTGATGAACCATGTGTCGCCCTCTTCAGGCTGACCGAACACGTCTTTCCATTGTCCTTCAAATGGTAGTGCCTTGCACTTGATATTCGCCACATCCTTGGGGCTATATGCTCGCTTTGCCATATCACTTCTCTGTTTCGATAAGTTCTGATACAACTGCGTCCGCTATCTTGACTGCATATTTGGCAATGAGTTCGGCTGTCATTTCTTCACGATCATGGTGAAGGACTGGAGCCACAAACAATGCAGCCTTGGCCAATTCATAGCGACGTTGCTCCCAGTCCACCTCGTTATTTCGTTGTCGGCGGTTTATTTGTATAACCGCGTCCATATATTGCATTTCCATCTTTGTCATCATGCCTGCACTCTTTTTAGTTTTTCTATTTCCGTATAAACTCGTCTCAGTCCACCACCCGACTTGCGCACCAAGGTAGCAATATCCGCACCTTCTGGGGCGTTCACCTTTGCCACCACGCTCGCCTGGTCTTTCAGGAACTTCTCACGCTCCTTGCTGTCGTCGGGCGTTACCTTCGAGTAGCGGTCACCGTATCGGCTGAGCATCTCGGTATAGCCCACTTTCTTGCACTCAATGGAGCGATTGATTTTGGCTTTCAGTCCGTCCGCACCCATCATATACCAGGCGCAGCATCTTTCTGTAGCGTTCCACAAGGCTTTGAGTTCCAGGAATGCCTCATACTGCAAGTCGCCAGCCTCGTCCAGAATGATGAGTGGGGTGTCGATTGAGCGCAAGTAATAGACCAAATCCTCGTACACGTCGCTGTATCTTCCATTGCTGCCCACACCAAACTCAGTGGCTATCTTGCGCACCAGCTTCAGTTTGGTCTTCACTTGGGAGCAATCCACATAGATGGCATTGCGGTGGCACTGCACATAATAGCGTGCCGTGAATGTCTTGCCGATGTTGGGTATATCACAAAGTATCGCACTCAGTCCGCTCTGTTGGCTGAACTCCAGCTGCTTGGTGATGTATTCGAAGGTGGCGGTGCGTGCTGGCTTCCATTCAATGCCTCCTCTGAGGTTCACACCCAGTCTTCGGGCGATGGTTATCCAGTTGGCTTCGCTCAGTGCCTTGTCTGTCTGACCATTCTTGATGGCGCTATATACCGAGGTGCTGATGCCCAATGAAGCAGCGTGCTTGGCATCGCTCGGATAGTTCGTGCGGTTGGTGGCTATGGCCTCCAGTATCCGCTTCTTGTTCTCGTTCGTTATCATGTCTCACGTTATTTTAATTGTATTCTAATATCATTCTATAAATCTGCCAACGGGTCAGAAATGTGGTAGGTCACTTCCATTTCCTGCTCACTTTCCATCGGTGGAAGTTCCATCGGTGGCGGTGGTGCAGCCTCTTCATGGGCGGTCTGCTCAGCCTTGGATATGCCCACACTTGCTATGGCGTTCTTCTTCACGTATGCGTTGAAGGCTGCTATCTTCTTCTGCTGGTTCACGAATATCTCTTTGTCCTTGTCAGTCTGCTCTGCATCGGCAGTGTTGAACGTGCCCACGTCCTCGAGCTTGTCGATAAGTCGGTCGTTCTGGAAGATATAAACGTCGGTTGCGTTGCCGTCCTCATCGGTCAGATAGTAGGCATCCACCTTGTAGTTGTTCGGATCGAGACGTTCCATCACTTCAGTCTTGCTCAACCACCAATCCTTATACGCCACTCTGCAGTAGCTGTTCCTGCGTATGGAGGTCTCAGTGTGCTCACCGATGAAGCGTGCCCACACCGATTTGTCCATTGGCTGAAGCGTTGGGTTCATATTGGCTTCAAGCACTTGCCAGCGTGTCATGCCGGGGTATTTCTTCTGGTTCGGGTGAAGGGTATTGTTGAACTCCTTAATGTCACGGATGTCGTCTGCAATCAGTTCTTCCCATGTGTAGTACTGTTTGTCTTCGTAGGTGTCATTCTTCTCGTCAAACACCTTCTTGGCCTCCGTGCGGTAGTGCCTGTCCTTGGCGTAGAAGCGTCCGATGCCAAGGTGGTTCCGATGCTCCACCCTGCGTTTCTTGGCACCGTTCATCGGCTCGGCATATTTCTCTTGGGAGTTCATCGGGGCGCAGAAGCGCACGAATGGGAACAACACGCCGGCCTTCAGGAAACTCTCTTTCCACTGACTCATCAAGTGGTTCTCCACCTCAACCTGTGCCGGGCAACCCCAGCCCTTGCTTTCTATCAGTCGGAACATCGAGCGGAAGCAGTCGGCAACCAAGTCCACGTTCTTGTTGCGGTTGTAGGCGTAGCCCACCACGCACTGGCTTGTGACATCGTAGGCGTAGTATGCCTTCGGCCTTGCCTTGGTATCCTTCAGTTTGCGTGGGAGGTCACGGTCATCGAATGAAATCTTTGAGAACGAGAACTCAGGCGCATGGCGGTGAACGTGTGGCATCTGCTCGTGCATGAATGTGGTGTAAGAGTCAAACGAGTGTTCAATAAACAGTCGGTTCTTGGGCTTGTTAAGATAGTTGGTGATGGTGCTTTCGCTCAGCGACTTCGGGTCACCGTTCTTGTCGGTCCACTCGCTTGCGTCGAAAAGCTCACCGGTCTCTGGGTCATACACGTCCAGCTCACCGCACACAAACGAGTTGTACAATTCCCAAACATTGGTATTGAACGGCTTGTTGGGTAACACGGCTATCGACAGAATCAAACGCTCGGTACGGTAATCCACTTTACGGCTTGCCTGGTTACCGAACTTTCGGCTGATGAGACACTGGTATCCGTCACGCTGATACTCGTTCACCTTCTTGCGGAAGCGCAACATACTTGCCGGCAATGTGTGCCCTGTCTTCATACGGTAGCCTTCCACAGCTTGCGACATCATGCTCCAGTCATACTTCTGGCCCATTGTCTTCTGTATCGCCTTGGCGTTGTTGTACAACTTGATACAAGCATTTAGCACGCTGGCGTTGGTCACATACTCCTTCACATGAGCATCAGTAGCGTGGTCGTGCCCGCACTGGTTGCGCCAGTCGTTGAAATATGCGACAGCTGCCTGGTCCACCTCGTAGTTGGCATCAAGCCAGGCAAGCAGCACCTCAAGCGACGGATCTGGATAAAGCTCCTTGAGTTTGTCTTGATAAGCATCGGGCAGACTGCTAACCGCGATGAGCGCATAGCCGCCTCTTCCACCACGACGCACAATGTCTATGCGACCGCGTGCAGAGAGCTGCTTGTAGTTGGGTACGGTCATCACACCGCCATCCACAAGTTCCCGCATCGAGATGCAAAGTCTGTTATCGTGGTACTCCATAATACTGCCTCCCTTATCTTAATTCACTTGCAAACTTTTGGATATTCTCAATATCCGAGAACATAACCTGCTCATAATGCTTAACTTTCACACCTTTGAAGAATACATCTCCGCTATTGTCATTACGGCAAAATTCCAACATTGCCCCATTTGGCAAATATTGTCGCATATAGCCATCATAGTCATGGAATGTTTCCATCGCTGGCAACTCGTTCATCAATATGCCGAAATTTTCAAAGGCTGCCTTGCGTATCTTGTTGGCAAGTGTGCTTTCACTCTCAAAAGTCAGAGCCTTCCATACCATTACAGAGGAAACACCGAAGATTTTCATTAGGTGCTCGCGAACCTCTTTTGTTACATGAATGTACTTTTTCATATCTCACTTGTTTTAATTATTAACATATTGGTGGAGCTTGGGGAGTCGAACCCCACATGGCTATCCAGCGCACGGCAAACCTGCCACTCCTGCGGTCTTTCCCGCGGTCATCCGAGGCCAACCCTGCCGACTATCCAGTGCGGTGGCTGACTATCCAGTGCAGCACCCAGGGTATCCGTGTTATCCTGCAATCATTTTACCTCGTTTATCTTCGGTCTTACGCTACATCCGTAGCAGGACATCAGCCGTCTTATCAATCTCGCCACATAACATTCTGGTGCTGTGAATACGATGCCGTCCTCTTCTGTGTAGCAGAAACTAACACCATCCATTATCAGAACCATTGCCACCTTGTGCTTCACGCTCTGCGTCTGCCACTCCTTTAATTCGTTGTCGTTCATATTCTTTAATTCTTAATTTTCGTTATTCTCGGCCTTTTTTCGTACCTTTGGCCGCTTGTTAAATTATTAACACGGTGCAAAGATACAGAATTTCTGTAATACACCAAAATAAAATTCAGAAAATATGGAGTTATTTCAGAGAATATTAACAAAAGACGAGATAAACCACCAATTTATCTTGGACACTACCGCCATATTAGCTAAGCAGTTGATACCAAATAAGACTGCATTAGCGGAGTCCCTAAACATCAAACCCGCCAAGTTTTCAGAAATTCTGAATGGAAGGATGAAAGCAGGGACGGATATGCTTGCTACTATGTGCGATTTATATAATGTCTCTCCGGACTGGTTACTTATGAGTCGTGGAGACAACATCTTCCGTGCATCATCTATAAAGCCCAAAATCTGGATTGACGACGAAGACCTAAAAAGTAAATTACCAGACACTCAGGAGGAAACAGAAGAAAAGCCACTTGTACAAGATAAAGCTTTTACACCACTCCTTGAACTCATAAAAGACAAAGACACCACCATTCGCGAACAGGCAGAAGAAATAGGACGGTTAAAAGAACAAATACGACAAATGACTATTGAAAAAGGAAAGCATGTATCGGATGCCGACACTTCAAATATTGCAAGTGCCGGGTAAACCCATTTCACTTTATAATAGGTGGCAAGCCGTAACACCAAACGTATGTCCCTCCACCCTATTATAACCCCGTTTGGAGGGGTGTACCCCCTCTTTCGAGGCTCATTTCATTTAAAAAGCCTCATAAATACAAGGTTTTAGCCCGATTCGCGCCCATTTTACCAATATCGCAAATGGGTAGTTTCCCCCACCCTATCCCTTAAAACCATCCTTTTCCCTCCCCCTCTATCCTACCCCCGAAAACCCCGAATGTGTAACCCCTAATTTCCGAAAATGTAACCCCTATCTGTAACCCCAATAGTAACCCCATTCCCTTTTTTCGCCATTTTTGGACAAAAAAAAGGAGGTCAAACGACCTCCATTTCCACGACCGCCCAAACGGCCTTTTATTTGCGTTCTAACGCCATAAAAACACCAGCCTAATCATCTGCCCCAC